AATAGATGTTGCCCATCCCAGCCGCCAGACTCAGTATCAAACCATCAGGTGGACTTGTCGATTCCGAAAGGAATACCGAATCGTTTTCAGTTCGGTTCTCAATCGCTGGCACAAATCCCGACCTCATGTCGCCCAACAATAATAAAGTTTCGAGCAGTCCACTGCTTCCCATCGTATGACCAATCTTCTGCTTATACGAGGTTGCAATGAACTCTTTTAGCGTTTGGTTCAAGGCGTTCTTTTCAGCCTTGTTGTTGGACGCTGTTCCAGTTCCGTGGGTCTTGACAATTTTAATCTGATCTGGCGTTGTTTGGGAATAGTGCAATACACCCTCTATAGCCCTGATGAAGCCCTCACCATCTTCACACTGCCCAATCGCGTTTGTGGAGCGTTCTGAGGCGTTGTACGCCCCTATAAGGCGTGCATGGGGCTTGATCTGTTGCTTGGTAACCGCGTCGCGAGACTCAAACACCGCCAAAGCGGCTCCTTGACCAACACGAAACCCACTGTTAACCGAATCAAAAGCGGATGGCTTTATGCCCTCTTGCTCCTGTTTTTCAGTCAATACAGCCTTAGAGTCACCAAAAAACTCAAGGACAGCGTTGGATACACCGTCCTCGACGGTCAGCACAATCACGCGGTCAAAGCCATAAAACTGGATGAGATTTTGCACATCCATCAGCACCTTGAGGCTTGATGCGCAGGCGCTGGCATCGGTGGTGACCATGTCCATATCGCCAAAAGATTGAGCGATACGACCTGCATAGACCTGCGTCAACGTGAATGGCAGGAACTTGTAGGTGTAGGTCAGGCGAGAGTCATAGGCTCTCTGACCGATGCCAGCAAAGTGTGCGTTGCCTGCGGCCAAAATAAACGCCGTTTTACCCACAGGGTTTTCCCTTAGATGGGCAAGCAACTCAGGATCAAGGACTTTCTCGGCCAACTTGTGCGGCACATAAACCAAACCAGACTTGGCCCGCTTGTAGGTATCGGGGAACCAATTAACTTTTTGGGGGTAGATAATGTCGTCAAACAACTCGACATCTGTCGTAGAGGCGGTGCGGTAGTGCGTGAGGTAAATCATTTGCACACCTCGACAACTTCTTCCATAGAGGCTGGCTCTTTGGTTTTGTTTGCCATCACAAGATCGTGCAACTCTTGCACAGATGTCGGTGCCCACTCTTTGCTGACCGCGTCGTCAATCCCATAAAGGTCATCAAAGTACATCAACATGACCAAACCATCGAGGCTGTCCAGCCCAATGTCTTGAAAAACATCTTCCATTGATTCTGCAATGGTGGCTTTGGCGTGAGCAGGTCGAGCAACCTTTGCCACATAGTTGAATACTTCGATGAACTCTATCATTGGTCTGGGCCTTCTGTGGGCTGGTTGACAGCGCCAACCAAAGCCGACGCCCAATCCTGCCAGTTGTTATAGATATAGGGGCCGGGGATGCCCTCATTCGTGAAGACATCAATTGCCTTTAACCCAGCCGCCCACTGCTTCCAGTCTGTTCGAGAGTCTGGGATCACCAACTGCTGACCCGCATACGCCTCGCACATCAGCGCCGCCCACGACTCAAAGGTGTGAAACCGAGGATCATAGACAACAGCCAGCGCCATTTTATGGCCTTACATCGCCAACATTAGCATGAAGCAAAACTTTACCCAATTGGTAATCACCCCCAGCCACGTTGCTCTTGAAGATCAAGCGTAACTCACGGCGTTGTTCCCGCAGGTCAATCTTGCGGGTGTCTGGGTTAAATGCATACGGGGGCGAGGTAGTGTCCTCCGCCTGCGCAAAAGGACGACCAGTTACTTGGAAGGTCATCTCGCCAGACTGAAGGAAGTCAGGCTCCATGCGTTCCAAATGCAACCAGAAGTTATCCCCAACAGGAGATGCCTGCGACGGGCCACCCTGAACCCAGCCCAGATCGGAAGTTGTGAAGTAACTCTCAATCGCGTTGGAGTTCTCACCAACAACCTCATCAGTCCCAATTTCGTGTTGCCACAGGGTAATGCGACCAGCCGTTGTGCTGAAGTCAGCCGTCACCGTTGCAGATGCTGTGGCCGCTTTGGAAAGCGTCACAGTAAAGTAGTCCACCGTCGCGCTTGGTGCAATTGCTGTAATCAGGGTGTCGGCTGGAATTCCTGCCGCCGTTACCAGTTGACCGATGGCAATCTGGTTGGTGATTGGCACCTCAATGCTTGTGGTTGTGTTTGTAATGATCGTTGATGTAAACACCAGTTGCTGAGTGGTCAACACATTGCCAGCGTTAATTGGAAATCGGAACACCTGAGAGAAGTAACCCGCAGAGCGCCGTGCGCCATCGGCAGAGCCTGCGTCATACCAGCAGTCTTCGCGGGTGTTGTAAATAATGCAGTCGTTGCACTCTGTTGAATTGCCAGAAGGGAAGAACCACCAAATTTCGCCAAATCGAGGAACCTTCTGCGCATACACCTTTTGGCTTTGCGCGTAGTTTAGGTTGTCAAAAAAGTAGTTTTGGTTGAAGTTGTTTTTGATTTCCTTAACCACGCCGTTGTACAACAGAAAGCGGTCAACGCCAATCCAATAATAGATACCGTCATACTCAATGACGCATTGCGACGAAAGAATTGACGACTGGCTGGAAATAATGTCATACCGCCAAAAAAATGTTTGAGGCGTTCCAGCGACCGTCACCGTTGTTGGGGTGTAGGACACGCGGATCAAAGAGTCAAGCGCCCAGAACAAGCCAGAAGGCGCATTAGAACCACCTCGCACTGGCAAACCCTTGATTATCTTGGTGGAGGCCACATTGACCTCGTTTGCGTCTGGGCCATTCCAATCAAATGGATTGCCAGCAACGCAGTTCTTAATCAGGCCATTGTCGCCATAGACAAACACATACGGGTGCAAAACCACCACGCCGCCAGCAACTTCAATGATGTCGCCCGTTGGGCTTGTACCAGAAGTATCAGTCAGCGGGGACATGGTCGTACCCGCAATGTTTCCAGCCAACACGGGGGTGTTGACAGTCTGATCAGCCTGCGCCAAGTTGAGGCCGGGGTGCGCCAACAGCAATTGATTGCCCGAACCCTGCGAGTCAAACGAAGAGTCAAACTGCCACAGATTCAGATCGCTCTCAGTAAACCCATCATTGATGGTCGCCACCTTGATTGAGAACCCGCTACCAGTGCCGCCGATGCTGGCCGCTGTGGCACTCAAAGTGTTGCCGACAACATACCCGTTGCCGGGGGTCGTTACGGTCACCATAGTCACAGAGCCGCCAGACACAACAATGGTCGCTTTTGCGCCAGAGCCAGAGCCGCCAGTCAAGGTCACATTCGTGTAGGTGCCGTTGGTGTACAGAGTTCCGCCGACCAAGGTGTTGAGCGTCAGCACAAGACCTGTAAAGGTAAACTGGTTCAAACCCGCGCCGATACCTGTGTTGTCAATGTTGATGACCTCAAGGCCATTGTTGTAGCCGTTGAAAACTTGGTTGTTGCCGTCTACAGAGTTGACATACAGGCCGCGAGAATATCCACGGGCATCTTCGGTAATGGCTCGATACCCGCCAATCTTGCGAGGACGGCCACGTTGAAAACGAACCCAGCGGCCATCGGTGTAAAAGTTCATGTCGAATATCGTGCCGTCGCGCTGGACGCCGGGTTGCGTATCGATAGCAAAAACCTTTTTGGTCATGTAAATGTCCCGCCAGCAATACCGCCTGTAAAGTTTCCTGTCCCCACAATCGCAAGGCCAGAGGCGGTAAGCGTTGATCTCAGCACGCCAAGGATCGCAATGTTGAATTCACCAGCGGCGGCGTGAAACACGCCAGTCGTAGGCTCAGTAGAGAAGTTGAGCGAAGGGTTGCCAGCCGAGCCGTTATTCAAACTGATTGTTGAAGAACCCGCCAAAATTGTGTTGGCGTTAAATAAGTTGACCGAGTCGCAAACCAGCGTGGCCTGAGACCCCGGTGTCAGTGTCGCTGTGGCTCCCGAACCAGTCGAGATTGTCAAGTTGTAAGCACCAGTGGTTGCATTGACAATGTAGTACACCTGCACCGTAGGCGGTACAAGAATGGTCACATTGCCCGTCAAAGCGCCTGTGTACTTCTGGATCACGTTGGACGCCTCAGAGGCTGTCAGTGTGTATGATCCAGTGGTCACCGCCTTGGTCAACTGCGTGAAGTTGAACTGCGTTGATTTGCCAAGGCCCACCGTATAGAAGGTGGTGCCACTGCACACAATGATTGCAGAGTCAGTCGGTTGGAGAATAATGGACGCCGAGCCGTTGATTGTGTTTCCGCCACTACCAGCCACCGTCAAAGCGCCAGTGCCACTGTTGCGAACAAACATGAACCAATTGTCGCCAAGCGTAGACGCAAGAGTCAAAGTCAAGGTTCCTGCGCCACCAGTCCATACATAAGTGCTAGAGCGGTCAGCGTCAATTGCTGTGTAACTTGAAGAGAAAGTTGTGACTGGCTGGCTTTGATTCAACGTCTGACCAATTGCCAACAGGCCGTACCCAGCAAGGGTGGCCGCATCTGCACCAGAGGAGCCAATCCCGTAAGCAATGATGCCCCAAGTGCCTGCTGTGGTTGCGTTGGTCGTGATGTAAATGTACTGCGCTTGACCAGCGGCAATTGACACGATGGTGTTGAGGCCAGTGTAATCTTTGACCAGCAAGGCTACAGCGCCCACATTTCGGATCAACGCGTCGTTACCAACCGAGGTTTGATTGGCTGGTGGCATCCACAATTCATTTGCAGTAGATGCGGTAGACACCTCCATGATTCGGGCGGCGGCATCATCGGTTGCTGTCCCGTTTATCGGCCACTCCAACTGCAAGTCAGCCGTCAAAATAATTCGTCGATAGGAGACATCCGTTGGCTGGATGACATTACCTGTGAAGGGGCTGTTATATGACATGATCAGGTATCCAATACTGCGGCTTGACGGTCACCAATACGCTGTATGTCTTCTTGCTTCAGCGTCTGCATGATCTGGTCATAGTTTGCCTGCCACATGGGCATACGTTCGTCGTTCTTGAGGAACGGCATAGACTGCAAAAGAGAGCCATACAGCAACGCCTGTGGGGCGTAAATGGTGAACCAGTTCGTTTGGTTTGAAGAGTCGAGCGGTTGAATGCGCTCGTAATACAACACCTCAAAGGTGTAATTCGCGGCAGGTGTAGGAACCACCAGCCAGTGTGTGTAGTCGTAATCGCCGTAATAAACGGGCACGCCTGTCTCTGTGGCATCAGGCCAATACTCACGCAGGTACTCATACTTGCGAAGCAGGACGGGGGTGCGGCTCCCAGCCACCACGACATTCATTGAAACTGTTTTGTGCCAACGGGCAGGCTTGTCAATGATCGCCTGAGTGGCCGTCATTGTGCTGGTATTGACTGTCAGGTTACCGAGGAACTTGATTTGGCTGGCAATAATTTGCTCGGCCAGCATAATAAAAAGAGGAATCTTTTCAAGCGTAGCGGCGTCGGTTCGCTCCAAATAAGACTGGATATTTTCGACCAAGGAGTCGTAAGTCATTACCGATGCGGTCGTCATTTGTTCTCCTTATCCGACATTACGCTCAAAATGCGGGCAATCTACCAGCGATTTGAAGTTGCCTCCCCAGCGGTTTTTGGGGTGCATATTCTCCCAATACGCGCCCAGCGGAGCAAGGGTTTCTTTGTTCCAGATTATCTGCCCATCCT